ACGTTGCAGAAAGTGATAAGCCATCTCTCTACATATAGTGCTTTTACCTGCACCACTACCACTAGCTATCGTAAACAATTGACTAGGAAATAAACCTCTTGTATATTCATTTAACTTCGGATAAGGAAAGTCTGATATAGGTAAGCTTGTTTCTTTATTAAATAGATCCCACGCATCAGCAGCATTAATTAAACTGTCTGGTCTTACTGGTCTAGCTTTCCATAATCTATCTTTAACAAGTTCTCCTTCATTCAATACCAGATGTTCGTTGACATCTTTTCTATCTAGTCTTGCAATAGCAACCTTACCTTTAGGCAAGACCTCCATACATTTTTCACTAGCTTTCTCCCCTGCTTCGTCATTATCAAAGCAAAGAACTATACGACAAAAACTATCAAGCCATTTATAGTTTGCTGCTAAATACTTAGCTGCTGACTGCACTCCTGACGGGATAGATATACAAGGAAACTTATTACCCTGTATCTGACTAGCACTCATGCAGTCAATCTCTCCCTCGCAACAGGTAACAAAGACTGATCCATTACTACCATGTTGTCTCCATAAATGCTGACCCCATAGTTGTACTTTTGACATATCACCAATCCATATAAACTTCTTGTCTTGAAACCTTATATGCTGTGCTACATCTTTACCGAATTGATCCTTGTAAGTAGCCACTTGAACTGGTTGTCCTCTATATTCTCCCTGTCCATAACCAAATAGTTCGCAAGTCTCTTTAGTGATTCCACGTTTAGGTAGAGCTATGGGTGTCACCTTTAATAACTTAGGTGATGGCTTTCTCATTGGAATGATGTTAGTCAATTTCTTTTCTTTCTTGTTTGGGTAGTAGGTATAGCCACAGTCCATAGTAAAGCAATGTTCATGTCCATCATCAAAGACTGCACAATTCTTTTTGCCACACTCAGGACAAATCTTTTTACTCTTGTATTGGCTCTTCATCTAAATTACATTTGTGTTCTTTCAAGCTGACATCAACCCATGTTTTACCATTAAAAACTCTCCACATTTCATTAATAGGATCAAAATAAATAGCACCTGCTTTTGGATTGTCAGGCATTTTGTAATTAAACATTAGTACCAATCATCAGGAATAGTTTTATCGCAGTATTGAAACCCATGTCTCGTACACCATTTGGCATACGAGATAGAGTTTTTAGCTTTAGATAATTTAGTCTTGCTGTTTTGAAAACAGAATCTAATATCTAGTTCGGGTCTAGTCTTCTGGATGATAAGATGTTTTCTTCTGTCCTCTTTTGAAAAGTACCCTTTTGTTTCAACAATAAAATTGTTGAGGATAAAGTCAGGCTTATAGCAGCAAGTAATTTCATAAGGAATTTCTAATGATTCGTAAGTAAATACAATTTTCTTTTTGTTTAGTGTAGCTGCAAAGTCAGCTTCAAACTTACTTTTGTATTTAGAAATCTGCTGCTGAGGTTGCTGTTTGTTCTTCAAAGTTTGACGTTGTTGTTTCAACTTGAAAGTCATCTGCTCCTCCTCCCGTCCAAGGTACAAATTTTCTTATACATATACTCATAGGTTGGCATCTAATACCAACACCATTAGCACCTGCGTCATAGCCACTACACTTCATAGAGATTTGACCTACAGTTTCGGGGCTGATCTTCACGTATTCTTTTCTTTCTTCATCAGTCATCAATCTAACAGGGTCTTCATTAGCAAAGAAAGTAACAGGTGGATTACTCCAAGTGTCACCATTTTGTTTTATACCACCTGCTTTTTTAGATACCTTAATTACTAAGTTATCCTCTTCAAAACTCCAAGGGAAAGATGGCTCTCCATTTTTATTCTTTGTAAGAGTAAAACTTCTTTGAGGGTATCTTTCCTTTAGTGCTTTCTTCCACCTATCCAACAGACCTTCTAACTGAGAAACAATAAATGGTACAGCATCTACAGTTGATGTAGTTCCATCATCATTTTTAATTTCCATTTTGGTATCAGTCTTTATTAAGACTTCACCTTTATACTTCTTAACTCCCTTGTATTCATCAGGTGTTACGAAGTATGAGTAACGAAAGTTTGCATGAGGTGTGACTATCTTAATAGTCTCTGGCTTGAGATCGTCCATGTTTTTTACCTTGGTTTGGTTGCTTGATAAATCGTCTATAAAAGACGTTCACTAACTATACCTTGATCTTTGCTTATGTAAATATATATGGTGCAGTCAAGACATCTGTAATGTTATACCCTCCCATATCTAGTGCAGGTGGTAACTTACTGGTATCACTTAATTGCTCTGCTGTTTGATGGTACAAAATATCTAAATTATTGTCACTATATATATCAAAGAATGTTTGTTTTACACATTGAATAAATGTTTCTAGTTCACCTGCTGGACTTCCATAGCAGTCATGTATAACACAGAATTGTTTTAGTCCTTTTTGACTAGCCTTTACTAAACTTAACTGACAATGTGCAGCATCTAAACTATGTATATAGTTACTAGGAAATCCTTGTGACTGTCTGCGTTTATCTATCTTTGTTTCATTTGGTTCATGTATATTTAATCTGATAGTTATATTACTTAGCTTTGTCTTTATTCTCTTCACATCATTTACATAATAGTTTTGTTGTACATAGAAACCAGATGGTGAGTGCCAAGCAATAGGTTTATTTTCTTCATTGAAAGATGCAGCAGTAGTCCTTAAATAATTTAATAAGTTATAGCTCTCAGGTGTTATATATTTTACTGCCTGTTCGATAAGACTTGCTAAGTAAAAATTATTTTTATAATTCCTAGCCATAGATATATTTTCATTTACAAAATACTTTTCTATATAGTTAGCTATACCGAATGTTGTTGAGTTGTATGGAATCATTAGCACAGGTTTCTTTATAAACTTTCTAGTTAATTTATCTTTATATCTATACCATTCTTTAGCCTGTTCATTATCTTCATTCTTTAGTAGTAGCAATAAAATATCAAGTACTTGTTTATATAAATCTTGTGGTTGATTTACATTTTGTAGGTTTACTTTATTAGCTAAACTCTGATCGAATGTAAGACCTGCTATATGTTGATAACCATTATTAGTTCCATCAAGGCAGCAGCAATGATGTGAGATATACCCCTCTCCTACCATTTGATATTCGTGCCACTCTTTACACCAACCAAGAAACTGGAATGGTTCTTTTGCCTGACCCCATAAAGCTGTATGTGCCTTTGGATCTTTATATACTTGCTCTGCTATATCAATCCCTGCTGTATATGCCCACTCTAGTCTTTCCTCATAGGTATGTTTATTAAGACCCCAATGATTAGCTCCACTTATTGCCAACCAGTTTGCATCTTGTTTGTTTTTTATCTCTGCACCCTTATGAAAGATATGTAAAGCTCTAGCAATATCATTACCTTGTGGGTGAAAGTGTGCTGTTACAGGATACATACGACCAGTAAAGTCAAATTGATAAACGTGAAAAAATTTTTCGCCATCATATTTTTTTGCTGTATCAATCAAGGTAAGTATCTGGTATCTCTTGACTCTATTGTGTGCGTTCATATCATGTATTAAAGAAGCTAAATATCTCCACTCCTTACGACTTTCTTTATTGGTATCTATGTCTAAAGGTTTTGTTGGTAGCTCTGCAAGTTCTCTATCTATACATGACCCTACTTCTATACGTTCTTCCCAACAATACACTAGAGTTTCAAGAACAAATTTATTTACAGTCCAAGCTGTTTGTTGAGCAAGAGACAACGCTTCTAGACTTGTTGTTAAGTCTTGTTCTTGTGCTGACTTTAAATAAGCTTTGTCGTTAGTCTTAATAGCTTTTGTTTTTAATCTGTAAGTGTAGTAACCACCTTCATATATAGAAGTCCAAGGTCTAGGTTCATCTAAGCAAGGTAGGTAGATAGGATAAGCTGCTATCCTATTGGCTCTACCCTTTCTTATGTAGTCCATATACACCTCAGTAAAGATAATATGAGAGGTAGTTTTATTTTTATTTCTACGATTGATAAGCTTAATCATTCTAAGCTTGAGCATTACTATCTCTATAAGCTTTAGCCCAACCTTAAGTTTATTAGTACGACCCCACTCCTCATAGGTATGACCCTTCTTATTCATGTGATATACCATTAATCTTTTTTTATATCCTTCGTGGTTGGTGTCTCTGGTATGGTTCTTTATATTGTCATAGTGCTTTTTATCTTGCTCTTCAAAAGATGTAAACCTTAGTTCATCTTCTAACATTTGCCCTATCTTTAAAGCTGTTTGTGTTGTAGTTTTTACCTGCGAAACATTATCTATTATCACCTTAAAAGCAATAAAAGAAACTACATCAAGGTCACTAAACTTTTTAAGAAAAATAGCAGAGACAGCTTTGGCTCCGACCTTACCACTAAAGGAATCTTTTATATGTTTATCTATTTCTTTTGTAAGCTTATCTAACCCTGCTTCAATAAGATTTCTAGCGTAGTAATTACAACTCTCTCTTCCCTTCTCTATGTTTCTATTTTGTTTGCTGAGTTTGTTGTAAGCAGCAATAGAACAAATGCTTTGCTCAAGTTCTAACTGTCTTTCACTAGGCTCAGTCATTTAAAACATTAACTACAGAGTGCAAAGCCTTTGGTGCTAAGTGTGCATAGATCATAGTGTTCTCTATATCCTCATGCCCTAACCAATCCTTAACCAGTAGTATCGGTACACCTTTCTGAACTAATCTACTAGCGGTGGTATGTCTGCATAAGTGTAAGGTATAAAACTTCTTATCGGCATAGTTTAAGTCCTTCCTAGCCTTCTGCCAGATAGCATTTAGTTCGCTGTAGTTAAGACTAAATAATTTATCAAAGTCTTTTGTTTGTTTGTAATACCTTTCTATCTTTGCTTGCACTCTATTAGTCATAGGTACAGCTACAGCTTGATCGTTCTTTCTATCAATAAAATTAATTTGGTTATTATCAAAGTCAACAAATCTTTTTTCTAATTTAAGTAACTCATTGACTCTGCAACCAAGATCAATCAAGCAAGATACAATATCGTAAGCTTCTCTGTATTCATTGTTAAGTAGATAAATAAGTAGCTCATCTTCCATATCTTTAGTTAGATAATGGACTTTAGTATTCTTTGTTGGTCTAGGTTTTGGCATCTTTATCATTTCTATAAATCCGTCCTCCTCCATTTCAGATAAGACGACCCTAAGATAACCCATCTTCTGATTGATAACTGCATTACTATTCTTTAATTTTTCTTTGTGATAATCCATCATTTT